AGCTATGAGCTCTGTCCAAATGCCTGAAGCCAGAGCGACCGGTCCGATCCAAATTGGAATCAACGCCCTTCTCGATTTTCAGACCATTTACAGCCGTTTCTCGAAACATGGAGGTAAATTGCTTCAGTTTGATTTTACAGAGTATGACAGACATCTTACCAAAGACATCATTGAAGGCGCATATCTCGTAGCCCTCCATATTCAAGATCCTCGACCAGAGTCAGAAACAAAAAATCAACAAATGGCAAAAATGCTCGCCATCCAGACTACATGCACATTGCGTATGGTTGGTAATCATGTCGTTCGAACTTTTCAAGGAATTTCATCAGGATTTTATTTCACTAGCCTTGGTGATTCAATCGCCAACTACATTATGTTGATGTATGTCGTCATGAAAAGTCGGGATAAGGACGCTGCCTGGTTTTTCCAGAACATTGATGCAGTCATTCTCGGTGATGACATTTCTATCGCTGTCTCTCCCGAAGCGTGCGAGGCAATTGATCTCAATCGCATGGTCTGCACCTATCAAGATCTTGGCGCCAAAGTCACCGCAGCTGATAAAGTATCGGCAATAGCCTTTCAAGAATTGAATGAGTTTTCTTTTTGCTCGCGAACAGTGCGTCGCACACGAACTGGTATCATCGTTCCCCCTTTGAAGAAAACGTCTATCTTAGGGCTAATTGAATGGGCTACACCCTCAAAACACTATTCTTATGTTGAGCGCGGAATAACTTATATCCATAGCACTGAGGAACAAATTGCTACCAATTTAAACTTGTGTTTGAACGAAGCTGCCTTACACCCTAAAGTGTTTTATGACAAGATTCGTATGATCGCTGAGTCAATCCAACGATCTTTTGTTGCGAAGAAGGTACCGATGCGAATAACCAATAAAATCGAATGTTCACATTTTCACGTCTTCAAGGAAAAGAGCCTTGAAAATATCATTCAAGGCAGAAGTGATTTAAAATTATTGATACCCGATCACAACCAGTTTGCACAAGTAAACGATATGTCAATAGTTTTGGTAGAAGAATGGTGCGCTAATCTCAAGCACCCTAAACCAGAGATAATAAACCACACTGCACCAGTAGGCACAGAGTTGAGTAAATGCAAGGTCCTCACATCTTGGGAAGAACCCATAATGTTTGAGGGCACAGGTCCCAATAAAAAAGCATCAAAAATCGATGCTTTCAATCAAATCGTGGACCTCTATAGCATTGGAAAAGTAGATTCAACAACTCTGAAGGCCTTCTGTAATCTGAAAATTAAAGAGGACCACCTCTTTAAAACCATCCGCTATCGTGACCCTAACTACGTTGTTGCATTCCAATCTGAGAGATTTGCTAAGCTTCTTTGTCATGCGGAGTCCCCAATTTTGTCTACTGCGAATTATACAGCCATGAAGGAATTGATGGGTTTGTATAGCGAGGGATTGAATGTTCCTAATTTCACTTCTGAATGCAATTTTGAACTATATCATGAACCTGGAAAACAACAAATGGAACGCGTTTCACAATCCGTTCCACAAACCAGTATGACATCTACTCAAGATTCCGGTCTGTCATTGACATCGCAGCCCACTCGTGCTCCACCACCTCCAGCAGACATTACCCCCCATATTTCCAATCCGACAATGGAACAACCTGCCATCGTGACCATGCAAGGCGGTCCTGTAGTCGTTTCACAAACTCCAAACATATTGGGACCCGTTCCTATGCTTGGATTTGGTGGTATTGATTTTGATGCAAAAGATGCTGCACATAATCAAGTTATCGATCATAATCCAGGAATTGCGGTAAGTCAAGCCTCTGTCCGTGGCCAAATCATTGCAATTGACGACTACAATCCGTATAACAAAAATCCGAAAATTCGTCAATGGGGTAGCCTCCATGAACGTTATGAAGGGGATATTGATTTGCGTTATCACTTAATTGCAAATCCAATCTTCATGGGAGAAATTGCAATTTGCTGGATCCCCGACGTTCGTGAACTCAAACCAGGAGATATTCTTGAAGATGCCGTTTTCCAATTGTATTCATGGAAAACACTTTCTCTTCGTGAAGGATGTATTGAATACATGTCGCTTCATGATGCTCGTTCCGA